TTCAGAACAGCTACAAAGAAAATGGGCTCCTATCCTGGAGCATAACGATCTAAATCCAATTACAGATAGATATCGTAAGGCAGTAACCGCAGTTCTCCTTGAGAACCAAGAATCATTTCTCCGTGAAGAGCGTGGAGTTCTTTCAGAAGTTGCTGTTAACAGCACTGGTTCATTCACTGCAGGTGGTGCTGGTACAGGCGCACATGGCTTCTCAGGTGGCGCAGCCGCTGGCGGTCCTGTTGCTGGTTTCGATCCAGTTCTAATCAGCCTCATTCGCCGTTCAATGCCTAAGCTAATTGCTTATGACATTTGCGGTGTTCAGCCAATGAGCGGTCCTACTGGACTAATCTTCGCAATGCGTGCTCATCGTGGTACTGACCGTAACGGTAACGGTGCTACTCCAAACGTATTCGACAACGAGACCTTCTTCAACGAAGTTCCTTCTGGTTTCTCTGCTGCTGGTGGTGCATACTCTGCTGCAACTGGCGAAACTGCAACCAACCCAGGCGTACTAAACGCTGCTTCTCCTGGTGATTATGGTTACGTTGGTGGTATGAACACCAACGCTGCTGAAGCTCTAGGTGAGTCTGGTTCAGAGTTCCGTGAAATGAGCTTCTCAATCGAGAAGGTAACTGTAACAGCAAAGAGCCGTGCTCTAAAAGCTGAGTACACCCTAGAACTAGCACAAGACCTCAAGGCTATTCATGGTCTTGATGCTGAGACTGAGCTTGCTAACATCCTAAGCTCAGAGATTCTAACTGAAATCAACCGTGAAGTTGTACGTACCATCTACGTAACCGCTAAGCCTGGTGCTCAGAACAACGTAGCTAACGCTGGTACTTTTGACCTCGACGTTGACTCCAATGGTCGTTGGTCAGTTGAGAAGTTCAAGGGTCTACTATTCCAGATCGAGCGTGATGCAAACGCAATCGGTCATGAGACTCGTCGTGGAAAGGGCAACTTCATCGTCTGTTCAGCAGACGTTGCAAGTGCTCTAGCTGCAGCTAAGGTAATGGATTACACCCCACTACTCAATCCTAACGATACCCCAGACGACACCGTATCAACTCTAGCTGGTACAATCAATGGTCGTATCAAGGTTTATGTTGATCCTTATTCAGCAAACATCTCTAACGATCACTACTATGTGATGGGTTATAAGGGAACCAATGCATACGATGCAGGTCTCTTCTACTGCCCATACGTTCCTCTCCAAATGGTTCGTTCCATCGGTCAGGACACCTTCCAGCCTAAGATTGGCTTCAAGACCCGTTACGGCATGGTTGCAAACCCATTCGCAGGTGGTCTTACCCAGCGTTCTGGCGCTCTCCAAGCAAACGATAACGTTTACTACAGAAGAACCAGAGTTATCAACCTAATGTGAGTTATAGTTCACATACTTCAGGAGCCCCGAAAGGGGCTCTTTTTTTATCTAAATAAAAATAAAAAGATATGTCAGCTAATTTTATAGCCAATTCTGCATGTCCAGCTAATTTTTTAACAGGTATTGGTTTTCAATTTCAACTAATTAAATATCCAAAAGTATCTTTCTTTTGTCAGTCTGCAACTGTTCCTGGAATATCACTTTCTGTTGCAACCCAATCAACTAGATTTAATGCTATTCCTCATCCTGGAGATGAAATATCTTTTGATGATTTAAATATTCAATTTATAGTTGATGAAAATATGACCAACTATATTACTATGCATAATTGGGTTAGAAAATTAGGTCATCCTTATTCTGGTGGAGATATTGCAGAACTTCCAGGAGACGATTTAGAAGATAAAACTTATAGTGATGGGGTATTGTTTGTTTTAGATTCTAACTTCAGAAAGAAATTTAAAATTGTATTTAAAGATTTGTTTCCAACTAACATTGGGGGATTGACATTCCAATCTACCGCTACTGATGTCCAATATTTTACAGTTGATGTCGGGTTCAAGTATACTATATACGATATCTACAACATTAATGACAAGAAACTATGATTGATATTGACTTTATTAAAGATCACTGGGCTCAAGATTCCAAGATGGATGAAGACCTACTTGATCATGAATCTATTAAAATTCCACAACTTCATAGCAAGTATTTAAACTGGCTGTCTGACGTAAGACTATTTAAAATTAAAAAGGAACAAGAATATAAAAGACTGCTCAGAGAAAAGTTTGAGTATTATACTGGAAAGTCAGACGTTCAAGTATATAAAGAAAAGCCGTTTGATCTAAAAATTCTCAAACAAGATGTTCAGCTTTATATTGAAGCTGATGAAGAAATTCAGTCAGCTTTAAATAAACTAAATTATTATAAGGAGATGATATTTTTATTAGAAAGCATTCTAAGTAATATTAGTACTAGAGGATTTCAAATCAAAAATAGCATTGACTGGCAGAAATTTATGCAAGGAAGTATTTAATGGCTGATGTTATTATTCAGAAGAAAAACGAAGTATATTTGACTGTAGAGTGCGAACCACATATTAAATATGAGTTAGCTGAATACTTTACATTTGATGTGCCCAATGCAAAATTCATGCCACAATTTAAAAACAGAATGTGGGATGGAAAAATTAGATTATTCAGTCCCCATGAAGGAAAAATTTATGTGGGACTTTATGATTATCTAACTGAATGGTTGTGTGTTAGAAAGTACACATATCTAGATCAAGACAATAAATTTTATGGCCTACCAAAAGATTCAAATCACAACATCACTCCAGAAGGTCTTGTAGATTACATTAAATCTTTAAACATTCCATTCACAGTTAGAGATTATCAATACAAGGCAATCTACGAAGCAATCAAAAATAATAGGAAACTATTACTATCCCCAACTGCTTCTGGTAAATCATTGATGATCTATGCTATTGTTAGATATTATATTGACAGAAATTTGAATGTACTTATTATTACTCCTACTACATCTCTGGTAGAACAGCTATCAAAAGATTTTCAAGATTATGGTTGGGGTGAAGAAGTTCACAAAATTTATGCTGGAAAATCTAAACACAGCACTAATCCAGTAACTATTACTACTTGGCAATCAATCTACAAGTTGCCCAAAACTTTCTTTGAAAAATATGATGTTGTTATTGGAGATGAGGCTCACCAGTTCAAAGCCAAGTCTCTGATTACGATTATGGAAAAACTGCATAATTGTAAGCATAGAATTGGCTTCACAGGTACTCTGGATGGGTCCAACACAAATCAACTCGTATTAGAGGGGTTATTCGGTCCTGTTAACAAGGTTATTAAGACCAAAAAACTGATAGACAAGGGCTACCTCTCAAACCTCAAAATCAATATCCTGTTGCTTCAGCATGGAGAATCTAGCTTTGAATCATATCAAGAAGAACTAGATTATATTTGTAGATCTGAAAAGAGAAACAACTATATCAAAAAATTAGCTATCAATCAAGAGGGTAATACTTTGATATTATTTGCTATGGTAGAAAAACATGGCAAGATACTTCACGAAATAATAAATAGTGATGTAGGCCATGAGCGAAAAGTATTTTTCGTATATGGTGGAGTTGATACTGAAGAAAGAGAATTAATCAGAAAACTAACAGAAGAAGAGTCTAATGCTATCATCATTGCTTCTTACGGCACTTTTTCTACTGGTATTAACATTAGAAATCTGCATAATGTTATCTTTGCTTCCCCTAGTAAATCAAGAATCAGAAACCTCCAATCAATCGGAAGAGTATTGAGAAAAGGAGACAATAAATCAAAAGCAAAGCTATTTGATATTGCAGATGATTTCTCCAAAGGAGATAAAAAGAATTATACCTTAAATCACTTAGTAGAAAGAATTAAAACTTACTCAGAAGAAAACTTTGAGTACGAGATAATTCCAGTAAATTTTAAAAGGAAGGAACATGACTGAATTTTATGGAATAATTAAATTAATTGACGGAGCAGAGTTAGTTGGTAATGTAGTTGTATGTGAAGAGGAAGATGGATTTGTTATAGAAAATCCATTTGAAATAACTGTAGAACAAATATCAACTCCTGCTGGAGAGATGTACAAAGTTGATATGAGACCCTGGATTAAGTTCTCCAAAGAAGATATATTTTTTATTGAAAAAAATAAAGTATTTACTGTAGGAGAAGCAGATAATAAAATATTAATTTTGTATCGTAGTACTTTAAAGAAATATCTAAATCAAGATAACAACAATAAGGTATCACTAGATAAAGAACTAGGATTCAAGAATAAGATTGAAGAAGCAAGGAAGCTTCTAGAAAAATCATTTAAACTGAATATAGACTCTTAAAGAACTCTAAGTACTTAAAGTAAAGTTCTGAACCCTGACAGAGTTATTATACACACTTTCAGCAGTCTTGTCAACGGCGGGC